TTTCAAGTACGAAAATCAGGAGGTTCGTCATGAGTGATCCAAAAGCATTTACTGCCCTCAACCATCGTATTTGGTACGTGGAAGGGGGTGTCCACCCGACTCGGGCACCGGAGTTGTTGACCATCGGGAAGATCTCCACCGACCCGACCAAGACGATTGGAGAAGATACCCGCATTACGGCGCCGGATCCCAATTCATTCAGCCGGGATATCCAGGTCGGTACCGTGCAGGCCAGCGAAGAGCGCGCGACCCTTTCAGTTGCGATCCGCAGCACAGCGCAAAAATCGGTCTTGATCGGCTGGAAGAACAAGAATTGCCGCGTGGACATCTTCGCCCTGGCGGGCAAGTGCTACAACCCGCAGGACTTTACCGAAGGCGGCGAAAAGTTTGTGTACTTCCCGGACGGGCGCATCAGTTCGCACAGCTTCGAGAACTTTGGCGCCTTTGGCCGCGATGAGGACAACCCTACCAATGAAATGGTGGATATGACCGCCGAAGATTACTGGGAATACCTCAACGAAGGCCAGGAACAGATCGGCGGCGCGTACACCACCCGGCAGATCTACACCATCGATGTCTATACCGGCAATGATTGCGAGGCCTGCCCGGACGCCTGCGACCGTGTGCTGGCGACCATGGCTGGCACGGACGCCACCCCAGGCACACAGCCGGTTCTTCTCTATTCCGATGACGGCGGGATCACCTTCAACCAGGATGTGATCAGCACCCTGTTCTCGAACGAAGACATCTCGGATGCCGAGATCGTGGGCGGTGATCTGGTCATCATTACTAACATCGGTAATGAGTTGCACTATACCGATATCGAGCTGCTTTACGACAACCTGAACACCTGGCAGCAGCAGGACAGCGGGTTCGTGACCGGGAACGGTCCGAACGCTATGTCGAGCGCGGACGCCCGTCACACCTGGATGGTGGGAGACGGCGGCTATGTGTACTTCTGCAAGAACCACAAAGTGGGTGTGAGCGTGCAGGATGCGGGCGTGGCCACCTCCCAGAACCTGAACGATGTAAACGCCTATGATGCCGATAATATCCTGGCAGTCGGCGATAGTAACGCAGTGATCTTCTCATCCACTGGCGGGACGACCTGGAAGGCCGTCACCGGTCCGAGCGTGGGCGTGAACCTGGAATCGTGTTGGATGTGGGCTGAAGATGTGTGGTTCGTGGGCGAAGGCGCGGGTGGAAGCGGGAAATTGTGGTTAACCACAGACGCCGGACTGACCTGGAGCGAAGTTGGATTACCCGCCTCGTACAGCCGCATTCGTAAGATCCAATTCGTCTCCGAGGCTGAAGGCTATATTTCCGCGGATGGCGGCGGCCAGAGCTACGTCTTGCGCACGATCACAGCCGGAAACGAATGGGTTGTACTCCCGCAAGGGAAAAGCTCGGTACCTGTGGATAACAGCTACTTGAGCGACCTGGCCGTGTGCAGCAAGTGGGACAACACCGTTTATGCTGCCGGCGTAGCCGACAACGGCACAGCCGGGATCATCCTGAAGATGACCAACTAAGTTTTTTGTGAACCGGGAAGCATGAGGAAGCAATGAGCGACAAGAACGGAACCGATATAAAAGTTGACGACATCAAGACTGCCATGGCCGTGGACAAAGCCCAGGAGGAACCCAGTAACCTGATCGAACTCTCCTCCGGGGTAATGCTGCGGGCGAAAAAGGCGAACCCCCTGGTCATGATTCGGGTGATGGCGGCTTTCCCAAGACCGAAGGCGCCCACCTGGTTCAACACCACCATGGGCCGTGAGATGGAAAACCCGAACGACCCGGACTACCTGGAAAAAGTGCAGGCATGGCAGATGGAAATGTCGTCGGCCATGTTGAGCGCCATGATTATGCTGGGGACGGAACTGGAAAGCAAGCCGAAAGGATTTTCGGGACCGCATCCCAAGGTAAATAAATCGAACGGCACGGAAAAGATAGAATGGCCGGAGTGGATCGAGGAATATGCCCTGCTTGGAATCCCGATGCACCCCCAGAATGCAAGCTGGCGTTATCTGACCTGGGTTATGTTCAAGGCCGTCGAAGATGAGAAAGATCTGGAAAAGATCAGGGAAGTTGTGGGCAGACTGAGCGGAATCCGTGAAGATTCCGTGCAGACTGCCGAGCAGTTTCCTGGGAGCGACAAAGAGGATTGACGGGATCGAACTGTCTGTATCGCAAATCGAGCCCGAACATGGAGTAAGCGCGGGAATCCGCTTGCGCTCGTTTGGCAGCGGACTGGTGCCGTTATATGAGGAAAATGAAGCCAGGCTGGAGCGCGGTATCGAACTGGAGCCCTGGGGAGAGATGGAAGAGATGGAAAAGGCGCTGATCGTGGCCGCGCGGCGCATCCGAATTGCGATCAAAAATCTACAAGAAGAGGCGCAGATCAAAGAGTCTGAAAGGAAAATGCGGAAACACTGATGGAAGAAGTTGGCGTAGAGGCAATCGTCAAAGGTTTGAGCGCCTTTCTGGGGGATATGGGAAAGATCAACTCTTCTCTGCAGGGGGTGCGCGGAGAAGGGACCCTGCTTCAACGCGCCTTCGGTGCGGTAACGGATGGCATTCTGTCATTTGGGGAACATGTGGCCAGGGTAGCGGAGGTGGCCCTGGGGGTGCTTTTGCGCGATGCGATTCGCGCGGCGGTAGATTTTGTCAAGGAATTGATCTCAGTTACGATCGATGCGGGTAATGAATTCCAGGTGCTGGAATTACGCTTGCAGCGTTTGAATTTCAATACATTGGTTGAATCTGGGATTGACTACAACGATGCCACTCGACAATCTATAGACCTCACCAAAGAGCAATTGAAATGGTTGCAACTCCTGGCGGCCCAATCTCCCTATGACGCAACCGATGTGGCCAATGTCTTTACACTGGCAAGATCATACGGATTCGCCGGAGATGCTGCCCAGCACTTGACACAAGATATTTTAGACTTCTCATCCGGTATGGGCTTGAGCAACGTCGAAGTCAAGCGAATCATCATCAACTTCGGGCAGATGGTACAGCAAGGCAAAGTCACCCAGCGCGAACTGAACGACCTGGCTCGGGGCGCCTTTGTGCCGGTCAATGACGTGCTGAAGATCATGTCTGAACAGACTGGGGTAGCCATCGAGGATATGGATGACTTTCGCAAAGAAGGCGAAAGCGTGGGGGCTTTTATGGAAGCATTCTCGACTCTGGTAGAACAGCGCTTTTCTGGCGCTATGGAGCAAATGGCGCAAACTTTCAAAGCAAGCACGGACAACGTTTTGGATCTGGTCAAGGGAATCGGCGGTTTGCAGATCGTGAAACCCGTCTTAGATGTGATAGGAAAAAGAGTATCAGATTTTGCGAATGCGTTTACGGATGTACCGGAAAGATGGGAACGACTACAATGGGCTGCCCGGCGCGTGGGCGGAGAACTTAGCCGGCTTGTAAGCCAATTGCTTGGATTCTTACCCAGTACAGACTCTCTGGCGGATGCAGTGGTGCGAGCCGTTGAGGGGATCGCTGATTTCATCCGAGACAATCGCCAGAACGTGATCGATTTCTTCTTGAAAATTGGAAGTATTATTCAAAATAATATTGTGCCGATCTTCACAGACCACCTTCTGCCCGCGTTTTATTCTTTGCAGGAATGGTTCTACAACAACCGCAATGTGATCACCCTCTTTTTCGAGGCCGTCCGGGACATTTTCTCGGAGTTCATTTCTGATTTACTGGGGGGGCAGGGACCGGCAAAAAATTTCGGAGATACGATCACAAAAATCATGTGGTTTATCATCGAGAATAAAGATGCGATCGTGAAATGGCTGGAGGTTCTTTGGTCTGTCTTTGTAGTCTGGCAGGTAATCACGACCGTTTTGAGTATTGTGGGGAGCGTTCTGATCTCTGTGATTGGGTTTGTATTATCCTTGGTAGCAGGAATCGCAGGGCTGATCGGAGTCGTTGAGTTTGTCATCCCTATCCTTGGAGCGGTTGCCGCAGCGATAGGGGCAATCGGGTTGCCTGTGATCGCCCTAATTGCTGCTATTGGAGTCCTGACTTATATGGTCGTCAAGAATTGGGACCAGATCAAAACGACCACACAGCAATTATGGTTCATAATAAAATACCATTTTGGACTTATGGCTCAGGCGGTCGCAGGCGCTGGGACTCAGATGTGGGAAAGCATAAAAAGCAGTATTTCGCGCATTGTAACCTCTTTCCAAAATATCAACTGGACCGGACTTGGACATTCGATTGCTCAAGGAATTTCGAATGGACTCATACAGGGGGCTAGGTGGATCGTGAATGCGGCTAAGAATGCAGCCTATAGTGCTTATAATGCCGCCCTGTCAGCGCTCGGAATCCATTCCCCCTCCAAGCTGTTCTTCGAGATTGGCGAAAACACCATGCAGGGCATGGCGATGGGGATTCAGAAAGCGGCAGGGTTGGCGGCGGTATCCATGCAGGGCGCCATGGCGAGAGTCGCAAGTGCTTCCATCCCGAGCGTGACGAATTCCACGATCTATAACAGCACAGCCAACTATAACCTGACGGTCAACTCGGCGGCACAGACCGAACCGATCACACAAGATTTTTCGATGATGCAATCATTGGCGGGTGTATGAGCGCCAGACTCCGTTTACTGGTCCCCCAAGGCACGACCAACTATATCGTAAACCCCTCGGCGCGTTACAACGTCACAGGAGCGCTTGCGGTAGGCTCCACACTGACCCGCAGCCTGGAGGAGGCGCGCTTCGGAGTCGCATCCTTCAAAGTGGTGACGGACGGCGCGGCCCTGTACGAAGGCTTGTATTACCGGGTGAGCAGCCTGGAAGGCGTCAACGATGTTCTGACGGTCAGCGCTTACGTGCGTGGCTCGGGCTATGTGCGTATTCGCCTGATCGACAACCCCAACGGGAAAGAATGGAAGAGCCTGCCAATCGAATTGCTGTCAGACCGCTGGCAGCGCCTGGAAGTCACAGGACGAACGACAGGCTCCGATGACATGCGTTTATACCTTGAGACGGATTCAGACGCCCTACAGACCGCTACGTTCTACGCAGACGGCTTGCAGATGGAGCGCTACGAGGAAGCGACCAGCTACTGTGACGGCGATCAGCCCGGATGCCGCTGGAGTCTGGTAGAGCACAACAGCCAGTCGATCCGCAGTCCGTACACACGGGAAGGCGGCCGCTGGGTGGAGATCGCCGGACCTGACTGCGAAAAGCAGAACCTGTACATGACCGTGATCGGGGGCATGGGCGTGGCGCCGATCCAGAACCAGTTACAACCGTATGCGGATGCGCCTGGAGATTATTTTCAGGGTACGAAAGTGTTATCCAGGCCGCTGACGCTTTCTTTCCATACCAAACGCAATTATCGTCCTCGCAACAATAAACTCCCCAGCTTGCGGCCGTTGCATGCCTTGCGCCAGCAACTCATCGACGTGATCAAACCAGACCGAACCGCAGGGTCACAATCATTCAGGATGGAATACAGCGATGGGGAGATCCCCCTTTTCTTGCACGTGCGCTATGACGGCGGCATGGAAGGCGAGTGGGATGTGCGCAACCAATTTTTGATGTCCTTTCCGATGCGGCTGCTGGCCACCTCCCCATTCTTTGTGGAGGATGACCAGGAGATCACCCAGCTCAATTTCCGCAATACGCAAACGATCAACTATGCCGTGCAGCGCGTGGACGGGGAATGGTCTGAAATGAACGGCGGATTCAACGCGCAGGTGTTGGCCTTCGAAGTGGGCCCGACCGGAGAGATCATCGCCGTGGGTGAATTTGTGTTCGCCAATAACGATGTGGACGCGGTTGACCCGATGATCTTCGCCAACCGGATCGCGTATTGGGACGGTACACAGTGGAACCAGTACGGCAGCGGCGCCAACGATACCATCCGAGGCGTGGCAATTGCACCGAATGGTTATATTTACGTGGTGGGAGATTTTACATCTATCGGTGGTGTAGCAGCAAACTATGTGGCCTACTGGGACGGAAGCAGTTGGAACGCGATGGGAACCGGTTTGAGCGGGCCTGGATATGCGGTCAGAGTCTCTTCGAACGGGGATGTGTATATCGGCTTCGATGGCACCAATGCGGGTGGCGTCACAGCTTATTACGTCACCCGCTGGGACGGTAGCTTCCATGCAATCGGAGATTACGGCGGCCTGAATAATATTGTGTACTCTATCGACATCACAGATGACGGCAGCCAGGTCTTTTTGGGGGGAGAATTTACAGACGAATACAGCGACCCTGGAATCCTGCAGGTCAACTACATAGCAGTCTACCAACCACTTTTCAATCAGTTTGATGAGTTGGGAACCGGATTCGATGATGTGGCACGCAAGGTGCTGGTCACGCCTTCGAACCGCGTATATGTGGGCGGGGATTTCCTGGGATCCAACGATGGGAATCTAACCTTCCTATATCTGGCCTACTGGAATGGGGCTTCCTGGTTTAGCGTAGGAGTAGGGACTGATAACGCGATTCGAGACTTGGCCGTATCCAATCTGGGTAATATCTTGCTGGGCGGGGATTTCGACCTGGCCGGCAGCTCGGACGCGCTTTATGCAGCACTTTACAACGGCACGGATTTTGTCAATCTGGATCTGGCGCTTTCCAATCCGGTCTATGCGGTGACTCTCGACAAGCGGGAGAACATGTTCGTTGGCCCTAACGGGACTACCGCAGAATTCGCAGCAATCACGACCGTAGACAACATCGGCAGCGCGGAGACCAACCCCAAGGTGTACATCGAGGGGCCGGCCACCCTGCTGTGGATCGAGAACCAGACCACCCAGCGCAGAGTGTACACGGACATCGATATCGATGAGAATGAAAACATCACGATTGATTTCGGACAGGGGACCGTAACCAGCAATATCCGCGGGAATCTGGCCTACGCGATCAACCCGGGCAGTGATCTACGGGCCTGGACTCTCGTCCCCGGGGAAAACAAGATCGCTATGCTTATGACGGCAGATGTAGAGGCTGAAGCCTATATTTCGTATTTCCCCCGGCACTGGAGCGCAGACGCAACGGCGAGAAATGAGAGTCTGTAAATGCCCTCGTCCTACGAACTCTGGTTGACAGACGATGCCGGCAAACGTATTGCACTCCTGAACACCTTCACGGCAAGCGCAGGATATTTTTCATACTCTCGCACGACCAAAGGTTTTGGGACCTGCCTGGTAGGCATGCCGTATGACGAATTTCGGGAAAAGGTGTTCCCGATCTTCCAGCCGGACTGGAGACTCGACATCTTCCGATCTCCAGAGTTTGGCTATCCCATGCGCAGGGAAGGCACATACCTGCTACGCATGCCGAAGATCTACACGCGC